TTGTAAAAAACCTACTACGTCTTTGTGTTGTTTGTTATCAACCGCCCATGAAAACCAATCATCAAAATCAACTGCTAGTTCTAAATGAACAAAACGATTTGATAATGGAGCAGGCATTCTATAAGTAACACCTTTATCAGCTTCCCGATTACCTGCGGCAACAATTAAAACATTTTCTGGTAATACATAATTACCAATACGTCTATTTAATATAAGTTGATAAGCCGCGGCTTGCACAGCCGGAGCGGCTGAATTCATTTCGTCTAAGAAAAGAATAATGTGCTTATGCTTTTTAGCTAATGCTTCACTAGGAAGATCCACAGGCGGTGCCCATTTCATTACATTATCATTTGCGGCATAGTATGGAATACCTTTTATATCTGTTGGTTCCCATAATGAAAGTCTAATATCTAGTACCAATGCACTCATGCTTTCACCAATCTGATGAACAATTTCAGATTTACCAATACCTGGAGGCCCCCAAATAAAAATTGGGCGTTTCTTTTTCATAGCATGTGTGATTCTAGTTTTTGCCCTGTTTGGGCTAAGTGTGCGAACTGCAACGTTTTCCATTTTGTACTCCTTTAAGTTATCAGTGCCTTATTTCTAACTATATATACAGTATAGCATCACTAGATATAAAGTCAACCTAAATGTTACCAAAATGTTTATGATTGTCTTTTCATTGCTTTTACAAGTCCATATTTTCTTAAATCACCGGCAAAAAGATGCAGTTCTAATGATTTCTTTTCATCTGTTACAAATATACTATTTTTTGATAAAAAATATGGACAAGTAATAAATTTATCAAGGAATATAATTGTTTGTGTTGTAATAGGTTTATTTTTTGGATAAGGAACTTCATAGAATCTAAGATCTAAATTTTCTATTAAAAAATCATAACCGGAAGCTGTAAGTCTTAATCCACCAGTTTCTTTTGATCTTGTGTTTTGCCACCATAGAGGCATGTATTCTTTCAAAGTAGCATCGGTTATTGATAAGTTTGCTTGTTTTAAAAAAATTTTTGTATATGTTTCTTTTAAGCTCATTCTTTCACTTCTTCACCTGACGTCAGCTTAATTACTTTAAAGTCTTTAGTGTCGAACATATCATTAAGTTTTTCTGCTAAATTATGTGCATGGCCAGGATTAGAAAATGAAACTTTTTTATATTTAGGTCCAGGATAATTTGTAATAGAGTTAAGGCTTTTTAAATTAAAAGGTTTACCTTTATAAAATACAGCCCATATAGCTTCTGCATCTAAAACTTGTTCTGCTCTATAGGTTTTTTTATCTATATATTCTAATAATATACTTGGTTTTGGTCTACTCATATACGTATCCTTAATTATATACGTATATATTTATCTTTTTTACCAGCCTTTGCCGCCGTCCATTTGTACTTCTATACGACCTTCACCCATAGGTTCATTATTTTTAGTAACAAATTCTTCTAAGTTGCAATTCAATCTTGACATTACAATTCCCAATGTAAATGCAAGATTTTTTGCACTGTCGATATCCATTTTTATATCGTTAGATCTACTGTTATCTGCGGCTTTTACTTGCTTGATAAAATTTTCTATAGGTGCAGTATTAATAGGATCTTTTTGCATTTGCTTTTCCTAATGCTTCACGCATTTCTAATTTTTGTTTAAATGGACCTTTGTAATCGTAAGTCTCTAATGTAACTAATTTTGGGCAAAAACTTTTTACCCATCCTTTATCAAATTTTATTATGTAGTATCCTGCACAATAAAGACTTTTAGACTTAAAACTTTTTGTAAATAAAGGTAATCTGTTTTTTACATCATATAATGTATTGTACGGAATATTGCTTGTAGGATATCCATGTACTTCTTTACTGTCTAATACTGTGATATCCAACTTATTCCATTCAATTGGTTTTCCTATATCTCTTGTGACTTCTGATTCTTTATCAAAAAATCTTGTTCCTTTTGCATCACTCAGTAAATATTTTTCATCTGATAAAGATAACGTAGCAACCTTTTGCCCGTTATCTTCTAAAATCCAAAACTTACCGTCTATGATTTCTTTTGCTTTTACACCCATTATGTTTCCAACTCCTCTCTTTCCTCAACTACATTGTTTTGTTGTATCTGTTCAACAACATTTTCATCAACACATGATATCATATGTGGTCTATAATTCTTTCCAAATTCTTCATACAATTTTAATAAAAGTGTAGTACTGTTTGCTACTGCATAGCTTTTACATTCATTCACAGTACTAAAAGTTGGTTGGGTAAACACAAATGCCATTGGAGGTTCGAATCCATCTGTTTGTCCGTTCAACAATGCCATAAGTGCTACTATATAAATTTTCATTTGTATCTTCCGTTCAAAGGTTCTGCATATAATTGTGCTTGTTCGCTTACACGTTGTAAGTCCCATTTAGCACAGTATTTCATTAATTTCATTCCCACCTGTGTAATTGCTTTAGGTGATTGTATTGCTTGTTTTACAGTGTCATCTATAACACTTTTTATATTACTAGGTTGTGCTGATAAATCACATAGTGTTACATTACGATTGTAATCATCTAAAACACGATGTTCAACACCTTCATGATCTACCCAACGTTGGAGCATCATATTGTTCCAATTGTAGCCTTTAGTATGTTTATCTTCAAAAGCCTCTACTAAGCCTACTTTATTTCTTGTGCCTTTTGTTCTCACTCCAGGATATGCTGAAAATACATTATCGCTAGTATCTCCTCTCATACATTTTTCAAACAACATGTATTCTGGATTAGGAGCAAGTTTAGCATTACCTGTCTTTTTATCAATTATAGGTTGTTTCTTTTTGTCGTCAAAGTAACCTTCATGTGTGATAATTGTATTACTAACACCGTTGTATTGTTTTACGTTAGGAGCAATTAACTGTGCAAAGTCTCCATCAGTACTAATAATTACGTGATTATCTTTAGGATGTGCTTGTATCCAACCTGCAATTAAATCGTCTGCTTCTAGGATAGGATTGTGCAAAACACTACAGTTTGTTTTATCTGTAACAAAATCCTTAAAGGAATCAAATGTTTCCCAAAATATTTTTTCTTCTTCTTGTTGTGCTTCAGTAAGAGCTGAACGTGCTTCACTTCTATTTCTCTTGTAGGGTTCATAAAAGTCTTTACGCCAGCTTCGGCCTTCTAAACAAAAAACCACATGTGTGCCGTCGAAGTCTGCCCAAGCCTTTTTTACACTGTTTAATGAAATGTGCAAAGCCATACCTATCTTTGTAGTCAAGTCTCCTCGTATAACATGCCTTGCTCTAAAGAATGTATTTGCAGTATCAACAAGAATAAAGTTTGCCATCTTATAACCTTTCGTATACAGGAACTTGACCAAGTACTTTTGGTTTATCTGATCCAGTACTTATTTCAACTTCTGCACATGAAACATAATCAATTTGTATTTTGCCGTATTTTGTTGTTCCGTGATCTAGTAGCCCATTTAGTAATTTAGCTTCAAAGTCATTATAAAATTTTAAGCATTGCTCATAACTTTGAAACTGTAATTGATAACTATACAAATTTTCTGTTTTACTAGGTTCTTGTGTATAGCTAAGAGTTGCTAATAATATTATTGCAAAGAACTTCATCAACTCACCTCTGACTTGTCTTTATCTATTGGCTTTACATTAATATACCCGATTTCTCGCTGTGTGTCAAGTCCTTCTTCCTCCAAAATCTGCATTGCTATAGTTCTAAACCAACCATTTACTATTTCTTCATTAGTTTCACCACTATAACCTGCATCTATTAATTGTTCAATAAATTCATTATTCCAATCTAATTCAAAGAATCCATTTTTAATATTATCAGGATTTACTTGTGTATCAAGCACCGCTACCCAAGGTTTGCCATTTTTTGTAGCTTCTTCTTTTTCTTTTTGTAAAATAGCACGTCTTTGATCTTCAGAAGATAATTCAACTTTTTCTTCCTTTTCTTCTAATACTTTAGGAGAAACTCCTAAAATATTTTTTAAATTTTCCCAATTCATATTAGTCCTTTCCTTCTTAGCTCTTCGTCTAAGGTTTCTTTTTTTATTGGTGCATTCATTGCTCTTTCGTGTTGTTCATTTTCATACCTTCTCACAGTATCTTCTATATCTGTCAAAGGATCAAAATAACCTTTATCTTCTTCAAACTTATGTTTAAACCAACTTGTTAAAAAACTCCACATACTACGTTCCTATTGCATTTCCAAACAAATAAACATGCACTCTAGCGGCAACATTGTAACCACGTTTAAATGCTCTAGCCGCTACATCACCAGCAGTTGCTTCTTGTTCTTCTGAACGAGCACCTACTGGCATAATCCATACTGGCCATTTGACACCTGCATTTCTCATTTGTTCTACAACACTTTCCATTTCTTCCCATTGTTCGTCATTGTTACCTACAACAAATTTTAGTTGTCCTTTTTGACTCAGATCATAATATTCACCAACCTTTTCTGGCTTAATTGCCTTGTCAGCTTTTTCGCCAGACACCGTCCACAGTTTAGGACTAACACTAAAAAATATTTCTGTATTGATTCTTTTTGCCCAGTCTATAAAGTCTGGACGTAACTGTTGTGTACCATTAGTTTCAAAAGTCATAGAACCTGGCAAATTGCCTTGCCTTTGTAGTTCTTCATATATTCCTATAGTAGCATTTTGACCTGTGGTCATTAAAGGTTCACCTCCTGTTACACATAAATGTTGATGAAACTGTGATACAGGATGTAAAAACTTTCCTTCTGGATTACTTTCATTTCTTAATATATCTATAATTTTATTTGCAATTACTTTTGGAGTTTCATTGCCCATAAGTCCTTTAAACTTCTTTGCCCAAGTGTAACTACTATCACAGCCTTTTTCCCATACAGGCAAATCTTCAACTCTGTTTACACTCATAGGATCAAATTCTAAAAAGGGAAGTTCATATGTATCAGGATTTGTCGGATCTATCTGTCCAAAACCATTACATTGTAAGTTACATAGAAAGTAACGTATCCAAGCAGTAGGAACACCTGTGTAATGTCCTTCTCCTTGGATGCTATAAAAGATTTCACTATAATAGTATTTCTTTTCCTTGGTAGTTGCAATACCTCTTTGTCTACCAGTATTAGGCACTAACGTCATCATTTTAACCCCCAACAAGCTCTTATCTCTTGTATCCAAGTATTTAGACGTTCTTCAGTCAATTTAGATTGATTGTCTTCATCTATAGCTAAACCTACAAATTTATTATCTCTAATAGCTTCGCTCTTTTCAAAATTATGTCCGTCTGTACTAGTAAAGCCAATAAATTTGCCACCTAATTTTTTAATTGTTTCGTATATTGTACTCATAGAATCTTGATACAAATCACCATAACCAACTTGGTCTCCCAAGCCGACAAGAGCTACACTTTTATTAGTCCAATTTACATTTTGTAACTTTTCCCAATATTCTATGTAATGTTCTTGTAAAGCACCATAATCCCATGTAGGAGCAACTAATATAATCTTTTCATATTGTTCTAAAACTTCAACGCCATCTTGTATATCATGTAGCTCAGTTTCTTGCATTTTGTCCCATATAAGTTCCGCAACACGTTCACTATTCATTGTTGTTGAACCATACATAAGACCTATACGTTCTAAGCTCATATTAGCTCCCGCAACTAAACTCTTGTTGTAACTTTACATTATCAATAAACTCTTTTTTTGTTGCTGGATCATCTTTAAAAGCACCACGCAATACAGTTGTTTGTGTTAAACTACTATGTGCTCTGATACCTCTATTTTCACAACAACCATGTGTTGCTTGTACATAAACACCTACATGTTCACTCAATGTTTCTTTTTGTATTGCGTTAGCAATCATAACATTAAGTTCTTCTTGTAGTGTACCTCGCATAGCACACCATTGTGCAATACGTGTATATTTGCTAAGACCTAACAATTTAGGACCAGCAATTATTCCTATATAAGCAACGCCTTTCACAGTCTGATGATGATGCGAACACAAACTTGTAAGTTCACTTCTGACTACCAGCATACCTTCATAACCGTTTTCGATATAGTTAGGAAAACTGCTTGGGTTAGGCATAGGATCATATCGACCTGACATAATCTCATTAATGTACATTTTCGCCATACGTCTTGCAGTATCCATACTGTTAGGATCTGTTTTTG